TTGAAAATAGAATACAACGTTTTCCAAGAGTTGATAGAGTAGGTCTTAGAATCTCATCAAATTCATCTCTTTTAACGAATGCTGCCTCATCCACGATAAGTGTATTAGCACTTGTACCACGAACAGTATCAAGACGTTGATAACTTCTAAAATAAATCTCTGAACCATTTTTAAGTACAATAGAGTTTTCTGAACCATTCTTTTTAGCAATTACTCCTGAACTCTCAATAGCTTTTATAATTTCATTATAGATTTTATTAGTCTGCTGATAAGTCATTGAAACAAATAAGTTCTTACTATTAGGTTCATTTATAGCATAATACAACAATAACTGCTTTAACATAAAACTTTTTCCAACTTGCCTTGATGCGTTTACAATATGGTACTGGACAGAATCTGAGGATTCTGCCGTAGATACTATCTTATTCGCTATTTCTGCTTGTTTAGGATATAGTTTAGCACCTTTATATATTGTCATATTATTTATTATTTACTTTTATTGATACGCTATCCATTTTAAGTTCAAGATAATATGTTTTATCTTGAGGGACAGATATGCTACCACTGTTTCCTTTGCCGTTTATTGTCATTTTTGATTTATCTTCAACAGCAAGGTGACAGTCCACGGCAACGCTTGGTGGAAGCTTCGACATAACTTCTTGAATATCTTCTCTTTGTTCCAAGAGAGCTTTCTTCAAGTGATTAGTTGTCGAGATATTGCACCAAAGACAGCCACAAATTCCAATAATGTTTATCACCAATACTATAATTAAAATCCACTTATTCATAATTATACTCTCTATCTCGGTTATTTTGAATATATTTTTAGAGACTTTTATAGTTCTTTTAATAATTTATATATCTCAAAATAAAAGTCTCTAAAAAGTACTGCTAAATGCTTTCTTGAACTTCTATAGTTTCTTCATTTTCTGCGTTTTTCTTCTTTTCTTTCTTTGGTTTAGGGTTCCAGCGAGGGTCATCTTTAGTTTCAACAAGGAGTTTGTTGAGATATTTTACTTTAGCGATTACACAAGCGTTACAAGCATTAAATCTCTGTTTACGACCTGTTAGTGCTTGCCACATATTCCAAATCTTTTGAGCAGTTTCTATTGGAACTACTGATTTTTTGTTAGATTCTGTAAATTCTTTGTATTCTTTTAGAACGTTAAATTGTTCATTTGTTAGAACTCTCATATTTTTCTCTAATTTTTTTGATTGCTTTTTTATAACTATACTGAATGGTATATCCTGGAATATTATATTCTATTGACAATTCACTAAATGTTTTACCTTCTAAGTTTTTTCTTTTAACGCATTCTTTTTCCCACCAACTAAGACCTTCAACTTCATCAATATATTTACAAATATCAATTGGTAGATTGTCTTCTTCAATTTCTTCTATTGCATCAATGTCTTTATAATCAACCAATATCTCACGTAATTTTTTACGAGCGTATGGAGAAGTTTTACTATAATAACTATCAAAGCATGCTCGTATAATATACTCATTGGTCAGTTTCTGAGGAGGATTCTCCAGAACCTGTAAAATGACTTCGTGAAGTACTTCCTGAGCATCTTGCTCAGGAATATACTTCTTAATAGTCTTTAAAATATAATAATAATCTTTCTCATTCATATATAATTATAATAAACTCTTTATTTGTAGTTTAAAAATTATTGGACAACAATACTTGTATTTTCATCAACAACGTAATTATCAAGTTGGTCATATATTCGTTTATTAACTAAAACAACAGGTACTGAACCGTGAGTTGTACGTAAAGTAACAATAGGTAAAGCATAAAATGTAGAACCAGTTTTAGGTCCTGGTATGAAAAACTCACCCTTTAATGGTTGAAATAATGTACCTAAATCATGCCATGCATCAATTGCTTTTGCGCCATACTTATCAGTATCTACACAATTTACTGGCGTTATACTACCTGCTCTGTCTTTATAATCCTTATTTTCATAATCTAAATATTCTCGACCAAGACGATAAGTACTTTCTTCAATATCTGCTGCCTTACAAGTAATTCCAGAATTTGTCAAATGTAATGGAGATATTATATCTGGAATAGTTACACCAGCAACTCCATTAGCATCTAACTGTACTGGTCTTACTGTACCTTGTGTAGAAATACTACCAATAGCGCTTGCTTGAGTAGCAGAAACCTTTATACCACCTAAAGTACTATCTGTCGCTTGATTTAAACTAAATGTAGTTCCAAATAAACTCAAACCTGAACCTGCTGAATAACTTGGAGCAATATCAACTAAAACAGAAGCATTTCCGTTTGCATCTACTTGAACTGGCCTTCTCATACCAGATGTCGCCATACTACCAGCACTAGGAGCTACTGTTGAAGAAACCTTTATACCCCCAATTTCCTGGTTTGTCGCTGTATTCAAATTAAATGTAACTGAAGCATTTGTTCTATTCAACGTTATTCCAGTTCCATTATTTAATGTCAATGTAGTATTAGGTGCTGTTGATTGATAAGTAGAACCATTGACCGACAATCTACCAAAGTTTCTTACTGTATTACTATAAAAGTCAAATGAGTCACCATCGTATAATTCCAAATATAATTCAGTAGAATCATTTGGTTTTGAATGTAGTATAATCGTAGTATCATCAGCATACCAATGAGCATCTCCATAAACAATTTTATCACCGTCTTGTGAGCTATCTTCATCATTCAATATTGCGAATACTGGTTTACCTGCATTTATAGCCGTGATTGCGCCGTCATAGTTTCCGCTATCAAGTGTGTATAAATTAGAGTGTTTTGTGAATTGTAATACATAAGCCTCTGTTGGAATAGGTCTCCATTGAGCATCACCTCCAAAATACCAATCCATTGCACCTGCTGGGGCAGGGTGAACAGCACCATATTCACCGGCATATTGTTGACTACAAGCTTCATATTCAGGTATATTAGCATAAGATGTTACAACCCCATTGTCTTTTAAATTAATAACCATACTGTTTTGTGGGTCATTCTCAATCTCATAACTTCCACCGCCACTACCAACAGTTTGCCAAGTACCATCACCACGAAGGAATTTAGTTCTATCAGCTATCTGTGCTGTAGGAACTAAACCTGGAGTACCAATATTCTGTGCATCAGCTCCTAAAAATGTGTCAATTTGTACACGGTCTTTTAATACATTATCTTCATATAAGTCAACTGATATTCCATCTGTAGAATCTAAAGTATATTCTTTACCTGAATTTACTGTTTTCCAAGTACCATCTGCACATAAGTACTTATCTGTATCTCCAGTAGATTGTGGAACAAAACCGCGGCCACTACCAGCAAATGTTGGCAACTGAGCGGTACTATCAACTTGAGAATTCTTATACAATGTTACATCACCATTTATAGCACTAATTGAATAGTTATCACCTGTGCCTGAAGAGTAATTATTAACTATAGTATAATTCGTTGTATTAGAATTAACTGTTGTATTACCAGTAGAGTCTGTTGAAGAACTTACACCGATTAATTGTAAGGTAAAATCACTTGGAGTCGGATTATCTATATATTCATCATAGAATGAGTAAGGCCCGTATTTCAAAAATTCACAATCACATGGCTCATTTTCAGAAACCCAATTAGATATTTTATTTATGTAATAGATAATACCATCAATTAATATATTATGTGATAACTTCAAATCATTGATGACATTTGCTGGAATATAACACTTGCAAGATAATATTCTAGCATCTTCAGCAGTAATCTGTGAATATTCATTTAAGTAAAACGCATTGAATAAGTCTGTATTGGATATTTTGGGGTTATCCGGTTCGGTGAATTTTTCCAGATAGTACTCCCTTGTGCCAAACTCTAATCTAGAATAACCAAACTCATACATATCAGTAATTGTATTACGACTAGGTCTTTCGTCAAATACACTTAAAATTGGAGCTCTACTGTGAGATAAGTATGAATGCGAATCATAATAAACTTCTGGTGTTCTTTCAATTTCAATATATTTATTAAGTAATCTCATTTCAGATACATACCCTGTATTTATTTCACCTTTATCATTTAATGAAAATATACAAGGTATTGCCACATTAAAATCTGGGTCACTATTACAAGAAGAACTTCCATTAGTAGTATTAGCAAATATCATATCAACATTATTGTCAGATTCTGTTGAAGAATATACCGCTTTAACATCTAATTCACCTAATGGATTTAAGGTCTTATCTTTATAGATTTTTGAAAAATAATCACTTGTATCATCTTTCATTTTGAATACTAAATTAGTATACAAATAATCATCAGGGCGTTTATAAGAAATTGTTGAATAGTCAATGAAATCTGAAAAATCAACTATTTTCTTAGCGTATTTTGTTTGAGGAACATTACTTTGCCAATTATACATTCCTACATTATAATATATAGGTCTAGGCTCTATTCTAAGAGTATTTTTTGGAAATATATTGTTACCATCTTCATGTATTTTCTTATATGAAACGTCCTCAATGTACAAATTAAACATTTTAACTAAAGAATTAACGAAGTCAATTTGTTTAGTTTTAGTATCATAGAATAATGAAGGGTCGAATTTTCTATAAGGGCCGATTTTATCTATTAATTTTGCATCAAATAATTTATGGTCTGGTCTCGAAGATATAGCCATTGTTCCACCTTCTGGGACATAATGTTGAGTTGTATTTGCTCTACGGAAGTTGAATTCCCAAAGGTGTGCAGAACCATCTTCTTCATAACCACTTATAGCTGTACCTCTACTTAGTAAACGAATTTTATCTCCAGCATAAAGATATACTACAAATTTCTTATTTACCGGTCTGCCAAATTCATACCCATTGACAGAAACCATTGTACTACCTTCATTCTTATTATACTCCTCATATTCCATTGAATTAAATGAAATTCCATTTACATTGGTTCGTAATAATTCAATAGGTATTCTATTCTTATTGCTACCATCACCTTTGAACCACTTTACACTATCACCATTATTTGAAATACTATACAACTTATATGTCTTACGTATTGTATCGTCTGGCTCACAAACCTGCGCATTAAATTCAACTTCGTAAAAAGTCTGACTAGAGTTTTCAAGAACAATTTTTTGACCAGCTGTCATATATGTAGTCCCATTCCAAATAGGATGATTCCGGTCATACGCTACTTGTCTAAAACCAGTCATTTCATATCTCCAATCAAAATCAAATGATAACTCATACCACCCAGGAATAGTTGCAGTAAATACATAATTCTGGAGGCCTGCAGTTTCATCAATACTTCCATCTGCTTTTACTTTAGGAAGCTTATATTCAGTGTTAGTAGCAGAGTCAGTTATAAAAAAAGTATTTGATGATGTATCTTCTATCCAACGTGGCTCTGCCCAAGTACCAAGACTATTCCAAACAAATTTTTGGTCGTCAACATCATTTCGCCTAGTAATATAAGTATCAACTATTTGATTACCAGGAATAAGCTTATTAAAATCCCACGAGTTAGGGTCAACTTGACTTGGAATAACAAACTGTCTACTATCAAACTTACCAACATTCCTAATTTCTCGGCTAGGGTAATTAGCTAATTGAGTAGAATTACCTAGAATCCACTGATTAAAATCATCCCAAGTACCATCAAAATGATGTCTAAAGAACATGCTTTCCCATTTATAACCGGCTTGTGTAATTATTTTATCGAGAATTTTATTGGCATAAATAAATGGAGATAAGTCTTTAGTTCTCCAATAATCAACTTTATTACCAATATTGTTAATTCTATCAATAAGAGCTAAACCTCTACCATAATCGAATTGTGAGTCCCAATCAAGTCCATACCAAATATTGTTTATATTTGCAGGTGACATATCAGAAGAATCTATGACTAAATCACTCCAATCAATATCTTCAAATGATTTGTCGTTTATAGTATCAATGAAATACTTAACTTCAGAGTTTACTTGAAGTGTATATGAAATAGGTGTATTATTTTCCTTATTAATTTTTTCTAATTGTACTACTCCTGAAATAATGTCAATTCCGTCTTGTAATATTCTACAAGGGTATTTTTTACCAAACTTGACATTCCCTGCTATACTGGAGATGTCAAGTGTCTTAAATAATTGCATATTATTTTCAGTACACGGCACCTCAAAAGATTTTGAGAAGTTTGTGTTCTTTTTAGTTAAATCTTTAACATCAGATACCTGGAATGTAAGAGGGATTAAAATATCCTCATACAAATCAACGTCAACATAACCTGAAGTATTATCAGGCATAATAAGTAATCTAGTTTTCATCGTATAACCTGTTTATTATAATTTGTTCTAAATCTAAATGTATATGATTTTAAATTTCTTTTATCAGTAGTATCTATTGTATATGAAGAATCTACTAAATTTACTGGAATATTTACTCCACTAATACATAAATAAATATCAGGTGATTGTATCATATCTTCAACTTCTAAAATTTCATAAGAATTCAGCCAGTCTGTATTAATAATGTATTCATCAGTTGCATCTACATGTACAGTCTTTATACTTCTTGATGATACTGTTTTGGCAATAGTATCACTTAATGTATATGAATCAGTCTTTATACTAGTTTCTTTATAGTTCTTTTTATATGCTGGGATTTGCCACCAAGCTCCTAATTTAGAATAATATAAAATATCAACAAAGTTCGGTCTAATTCTAGAATTCTTATCACCATCAATTATTCTAAATGTTAATGGAGTAGTTGAATTAGACTGATTTTGAAATATAGCATTTGACTTTAAAAGCATTACTTGATAATAATAATCCTTATCATCAATATAATACTGAGAACCTATTGATACTCCGTGAGAAGTAAGCTGGAAGAATATCTTACCAGTTTGTAAAGAAGTGACTGCTAAAGCATTTATTTGTGGTACACTAACAGGAAATGTAACAAACTTATCATTTGGAACAAATTGTGCTGACATATCAAGTATAGATATTCCCGATTTAGTCATTTTACCACTACAATCGTAACAAGCAATATAATATTCATCATTAAAATAATGACTATTTGTATCATATAATACTGCAGTTGCAGTTCTATTTGAATTTCTATAAATATCATAAGAAGTATTTTTAGCAGCTTCGGACAAAGTACCACCTGCCACACCAGGAAGATATATACTATTATATCTTAGAGGATTATATGGTCCAACCCACTGTGGTCTATCTGATGGAAATGTTGTACCTGTTGGTATATAATTCCTAATTGTGTCAAAGTTGTATTTTTCTGACCAAAAATCTTGAGAAGTTCCATTCCAATAATACTTATCACTTGAACTACCTACATCTTGACTAACGCTTGCTATACTTCCATCTGGTAATATACAAAAGGCATCTATTTCAAGTGATACCGTTAAGACCTTATTAATACCTGTTTGTTGAGATGGAAAATATACTAACTCACTTATATTATTTTCAAACTCATAAGAAAAATAAGGAGCAATAAGATTTTTAATATTTATCCTTATTGGAGTAGTTCCATTTGGAACATATTTATAAACATCTTCTACTGCGTTATTTATCTTTAATTGAACTTGATAGAAATAATCTGGGTAATTTACTTGGTCCGCAGCATTATCTCCATAGAATTCATAAATGTTGTCATCTTTACCTGGAAGATATGTTCCTGCAGGTTCTGTTATATGTATTGCCATTATTGTTGAAGTTTATTTAAGTCTGCTTTAATTTCTTTATCAATTTCTTTAGTTACCTCTACTTTAAGCGTCTTTGAAAGCATCTCAACCATTCTGTCAAGTGGTGTCAAGAAATGGTGAGGCTTTGTCCCCCGCTTTGCGATATTCTTTGCTATCGCAAATTCTGCACCACTCATACCATGTCGTTTACACCATTCTACTAAATTCTTAACAGGTGGCATCTTTCCAGGTCTTCTACCGTGCTCCACATAATAAGCATAATCAGGAAAATCTGTCTCAACAGTAACAGATGTACTTGTCCAAGTCTGCTTTAAATTCAACCTTGATAGAATTCCAGACGGATTAGCAGGAGGTATAAGAGACTTCGTCAAAAGCCTCCTCATACCTTCTGTTGCCTTCTTACATAAAGCATTTATCGTATTTCTTAACGCTCTAATATCCACGTTTATAAATGTTTATTGTATTTGTTGTAGTCACTTCATTCTCTAGTGTTCCTACCCTAGTGTCGTTGTCATACACATAGCCTTTCAAAACAACTGATTCAGGAGGCTGCTGATAAGTTCCAACAAGTTCACCCCATACGTATTCAGTTCCTTCTTTAACTTCGTTTTCTGGTGGATATTGCTGACGATTATTCATTTCAGCATCTGTCAGTATTATGAATGGATTACTGCGAGGTTCTGTAACATCCTTCCAAGTGAATGTGTCTAGGTTTAATATGTTCATATTTGTGACTCTGACACCCATAGTATTATTGTTGCATTTGTATTCTATTTGTCCATATATATTGAGTGTTGTAGCGGAGAGAATCTCATTATTAAGACAAGTCAACTTGCCTGTGATGTTAGCCGTTGTGACGTTAAGATTGGAGGTAATGATTATTTCTGATACATTGGCGGTCAGAGTTGTTACTGCACCAGTGCCTTTGTTAAAGTTCTCAAACACACCACCGACAAGAGTGATAGAAGTTGCACCCAATGCTACGTTTGCGTGAGATATTATTGCTATATTATTGAGTGAATGGTATTGTGGGCAATTCAAATTCAAAGAATAATTCAAACTCAAATTGCTGTTTGTCGCAAAAATTGAATACATCCCACCTATATAGACAGAGCCGTTTATTGTGATTACCAACCCAAGTAAACTGCCAAAACTTATAACATACCCATCTTCATTGCTAACATCCCCTTCAATATTAAAGAAGGTATTTTGATTCCCAAAACTGCCGACTATCAATGTTTCACTACCTTTTTGAACTAAGTCACAATCAAATGTCGTGTTATTCAGTGTAATAGTGATGTGTCCACCAGCGACTATTCCATAATCATCATTTGCGCCATTTGTTACAAAAACAGCTCTTAATATTTTTTGACCACCTCCAGTTCCACCATTAATTATGTGTCCATTCAAATACACCTCATCATCAGTAGTTGGTACAACCCCATCATTCCAAGTTGCACCTGCCGACCAATTTCCATTTGCAACTGCCCATTTGACTGCCATAACTACTCAATTATATTTTTAATCTGTTCAACGATTGCCATCGCTTCTGGTGTCTCTTCGTTATAAACTTTTGATTTATCTCCATTGATAATAGCAAGAAGGAAAGAATCTTCTGTCTTGGTGTAGTTTATTAAAATTTGCTCGTTCATATCTTTTATTAGTTTATTTCTATAATTTGTGTGTAGGTACTATCAGGAAAACCTTGACGTTTTACTGTAAGAGTTATCTCCCAAGTACCTGGTTTAAATTCAACTTTAAATTTATCAGGTGAGATATACCAGAAGCTTTCTGTAATACTTCCAGGCATCTCCCAAGATTCTGTATCATAATACTTAGATTTATTATAAAATGTAACAACATTGCCATTAACTGAGTATGTAAAGTATGCTTCAGGTGGTAATATAGGACTTATTTCTTCTCCTAATGGTAGATTACAAACACTATGATTGAATGGAATAGACACATTGCAGGATAACTCCCAACCACCTACAGTATCATCAAAACGTTCTTCAAAAGGTGTTAATGTAAAATCGGAGTTAATAAACCAAGCATGTTCATCTGGGTCAGTGAAGTAACTTATAAAATCTTTAGCGACTTCTAACATATCAGAATAAACATCTCTAGAGTTATCTGTAGATGCCTGTAAAATATCACAGAAGAATATTCTAAAACCTAATTGAATACTCCCAGAATCTCCTGAAGTATCTGTTGGAACTATTATAACCGCTGGATATAAATTTTCCATTGACTGAACATCCCAAGTCTGGTCATCAATAACTTGATTTATCATCCTATGACGATTACAAAAGTCCTTAAATTCATAAACTATATCTCTATAAGTGTTCATATATTATATAATAAATTTTAGTCGCATTGTTTAATAATTTCAACTACACTTTTTAGAAGTTCATCATAGTCAGGTTCTTGAGGAACTACATCTTCAACAATTTTGAACATTCCATCTATTGAAAAACCTCTTAATTCACCTAATTTTATCTTATTCCAAATCTCTTCATTGTCTATCTTTGCACTTGCCATCCAAGTTCCGATTGGGACGTCAAAGCCAAGTGCTTTGGCCTTATCATTCTCACGGTCCTTAACAATCCAAGACTCTGTGATGTAGACGTCATTTGTGTCTTGTTCATGTTGAAGATTCCAAGCATGGTTCTTATCATCTCTTAAAAACGTTTGTGAAATTTCTTCAATGGTGTTTTTGCTGAAAAATACATAATAAGGCGTATCATAAATGTCATATCGAATTATTTTCTTATCAGGTATCATCACAGGACCAGTAACAATATGCTTCTCTTCATCTGTAAATTGGAACTTCTGTTCTTCATCAGCAAACTTCAAAAATAATTCATTTATTGCTGGTCTGTCCACCAATGCGATATTATTTAATACTCCATTTGGTAACAACTCGTAAACCGGTATTTCATTAAAATATTCCATATCTTTAAATCTTTATTTTACATTATAATATCCATAATGGCCATCACATCTGTTTGGTATTACTAAAGACGTTCTATAGACGTTCTTTTGTGGTGTTAAAGAACCACATCCACAAGGTTTATACTCAGGATAAAGGTCTTCATTTTGTTTCAAGTAATCTTGCAGCCTCTTTGAGAAAAACTCCAAATCATTCTTTATATGGTCCATCAAAAATTGTAACTCATTCAAATCAATTGGATTTGAGTTATCAGAATTCTGTGCTGTAACACCTTTGTTCATCATCTTATAGTGCAAATATATTACAGCACGTTGAGTAGCAGCATATACAATAATTTTTCTACAATAATCATCTAAAAGTTTCTTATAATCAGGCTCATTCTGAATCTCATCATCTGATACAAGTCCGATTATTCGTTCATATAAGCAACTCCCAAGTATCTGCTGAAGCTCTATTTGCTGCGCCTCAAGTATAGCATTGTGAAGTAATGAATCATCCACATTTTCGTTTATTACAGAATACTGTTTAAGTTCCTTTGTTGACAATAAGTATACTGTGTTATTCATTTTCTAATTCGTTTTTTTGTTCTTCTTCTAATGGTTCAAGGTTTATCATTTCACGAAGTTCATCTTTAGTACAAATTTGAGTTAAAACAGATTCTGAAAAGGTGAAATCCACTGGTGTATTTGTAGTAGGTTCAAACATCATGTCTTGATAACCTCTTGTATATTTTATAACATTATTCAATGACTTTATAATAGTATCTTGAATAGGACGTATAACGGTGTTTACAAAGACTTTAAAAGCCTCTAATATTTCATTTGAATTACTACCCAATCCCTGATTTTCTCCTCTTATACCTACCAATAATGGGCTTGTAACACGATGCCCAGCAAGTATCTGATTAAGAATACTCTGTTCAAGTTGTATAAACTCATCACCTAAGTTGTCACCTCCTAAAGTTTCAACTTGAGGGGTTCTCTCTGGAGAATTAACAAAGTTTACAAGCATCTTACCAGCATTATCTGTACCGGTATATGTGTCTTGAATACGATTAATAATGTCCTGTTCTTCTTCTTCTGTAGGTGTACCATCTGTAAAGGTAATCATCTTTGAAGGACTCATTCCATTTTTCAAATGTGACAAATGAAAATTAGAAATCTCAATATCTGTAGCGATTGCTGTTAAAGCACCTGAATAACTTGGTAATGAATAATATTCTGAACCTGGACGGTAATCTGTAATGTATAACAACTGACTACCAATTCGTTTGTTAGGGTTAAATGCTGGAATCTCTGTACAAGATACATTATAGGACTTATTCCAAGAATTTGAGAAATAATAAGTCTCTATAATTCCTCTTTCATTCTTTTTACCACATCTTATTTTAGCAGTATCAACATGATATAATTCAGCAATATGAGTTCTATCTGCATCCCAAACAACATTCAATGCAGCACTTCCATATAAAACATAATCAAATATCAACTTCTTATAAATATCATCGATTGTTTCATAAGGATTAGGGTGCTTACAAAAGGCTTTTGTTAAAACATCTTTTGCTTCATCTGAAATAACAAGTCCTTTTCCAAATGCATCACTTGCTTTACTTGTTAAAATTGCATTGTGGATAGCAGAACGGTTCATAAGACTTTGTAAAAAATCTGGAAACTTATTATCTGCTCCCCAACGTACATACTTTTGCCCAGAAATTATCTTTTCAGAATAATCCGGAATAGCAATCTGCTGTAATTTGACTGCCAACAATTTATTATTCTTTGTAGATTTTGGTTGTGTTTTCTTGTTCATATACTTTATTCTGTTCTTTTTCTGATAATATGTTTAAAATTCCTTTTATACCATCAATTTCATAATTATACTTACCTGGAATAAGATTGTAAACGGTCTTACCAGATTCTAAAACCGCTGTATTCAAATCAATTTCTGGAGAATAAACAAAGATAAAAGTACCATACCTTGCTGATAATGATAAATCTGCTAACGGTACTTCTATCAATTTGCTATCCTGCACGCGCGCAAGGAGCATAGAAGTAGCTCCCTGCGTTCCATATATTGATATTTGATTCTCTACTATACTATTACTAATTATTACCATACTTTTTAATATGTTTTTCAATATATTATATAATAATAATAACTTTTAAATACTATTTTTAAAAATTTTTTATGAATAAAAAACCTCGAAAAGTTCCAGACAATCCGAGGAAAAAAACTTAACTATGCTAACTTATTTACCACTTACCACTGAGTCTAACCAATCTCTTTCCCATGCTTTCCAATCCCAATTATTAGGGTCTTCAAACCAACCAATTGGCCATTGTTCTAATTCTTCTTTTGTTGGAACTATTTTACTTAACCAGCTCCATTTGTTTTTTGCCATATCATTATTGTTTATTTACAGTTATATAATAAAAAAGTAATAGTAGATTTTTAAATGTTTAAAATTTCGCATTAAATGAACTTTTCAAAAGTAAAAATAAAGCATCCTTATATATAATATGAGAATGGATTACTTTTACTTTGTTAACGAAATGTTAAAACAAATAAAAAGAGAGGCGTTTCATCCCACCTCTCAAACATCAGTCCATAATTGGTAGCGAAATTCCTTAAAACTACAAACCCTGATGTAATAATTTTAAAGTACTTTTTAGAGACTTTTTTCTTTTACTATATAATTTATAATAAACCTAAAAATAGTTCCTATATGATACCTAAAAATAAATGAGGGACCATCCTAAGACGTTCCCTCATAGTTTCAATTTAATAAATAAAATATTACTAACCTCTGCATTCTGAATCTGCTTCATCAAGTAAACTTTGAAGAGTTATTGGAGAACCTTCAAACTCACCTGCTGTTGCATCAGCAGCAATAGTAACTGCTGGACGTCTAGCGTTACAAGTAAATTCAAGTGTCCAACCATTCATATCGCTAATAGCAGTACCTGATGTTGAATTACCACCTGAAAGACCTGCGCAATTATCTTCTTCACCAATCAACCACATTGTGTTGTTGTTATCAACAATAATCATTGCTACTTCTCCCTTAGAAACTTGTTCAATAGCATTACGCTTTTCCTGGTCATTCTTTGAAAATACCAAACTAGCAACCTGCTGATAAGAAACATTACCAGTATCAGCAACATTTATAGTTTCAGTCCAAGAAGAACTATATTTGTTTACTTGATAAACATGCCAAGAAGCTTCTGCTGAGTCAATGTACTGACCAGTGACGAATTCAATATTAGAAATAGAACCGTCTTCATTTGTTTCAACAGCCTCCCAGTTTATCATTATCTCATTTGTAAGATATACCTTTTTGATACCACCTGCATTATCTTTACATCCACGGCAGATAGAATCTGTGAGTGTCATACATTGTGCCATAATCTTAAACAATTTTTTTAACTAATTAAGTGTTAAGGAAACACTTTGGTCTTATGCCAAAGTGTAACCTTTTACGATATAATCTGAGTATCTATAAGTAGCACCAATCTTCCACTGAATGTTAACTCTGTATTCATCGTTATCTCTTGAATACCACATATCGAACATTTCTTCATCATTCAACATATCTGTACCAACAGCAATATTCTTAGCGTTAGTGTAGATTAACAATTCACCATCATCAACAGTAGAATTCTGAAGCTTACTCAAACCAACAGTAGCAACTAAACGAATATTAGTTCCAGGGATAGTAGCAACATAACCACCATTTGGATATTCAGTATTAGCAAGCATATAGTTGTTTGCTGCGCGGAGTTCATTCATATAACCCATGAAGAACTTAAATGTACAGAAAACAACACCTTCATTACTCATAAGAACTTCTGTTGGAGCTTCTGCTAACAATGCTTCAAGTTTCTTAATATAACCAGTTGCTGAATCTACAGCAGAACTTGCATCAACTACATTAGCATCATTTGCGATTTCCTTTACCAAACCATCTACTGTACCATCACCATCCCAAATGAACATTTCATTCCAAAGATTTGCTTTGTTAACATAAGAGTCAGCAATAATCTGTGAAAATGGAAGTTCCTTGTTGTTTCTCATGAAAGTACCTAAATAAGTGGTTTCCAAATCTTTAGGACAAAGTTTATCGTTAACTGCCTTTGGATAAACTCTAAGTTCCTTCTGAATAAGTTGAACATCACCTGCTGGGTTAAATCCACATACAGCATCCTGTACTGTAATTACATTGTCAAGACCATTTAAAGTCATTGAATTTTTAACACCTGGTATCAAATCAACGATTGAAGTTGTAATACCCTCAGTTACCAATTTTGGAATGAGACCGTCACGTATTTGGTCGATATAATCTGTATCTATCATTCCAGTTCTATTAAATCCTGTGTATGCCATAATATTTAAAGTTTATTTATTTGCGATTTGCTCTAAGTTCCATTAAACGTTCTGCGGCTGTCTTAGGTTTTACTTCTGCTGAACTTTCTACATGTACCGGTTTAGCAGCAGGAACCGTCTTAGACATCTGCTCAATTACCTCTTCTCTAATTTCTTCTTTAACCTCTTCTTCAGGTTTTTCTGCTTCCTTAGCAACTTCCTGAATAAAATTATAAACCTCTTCAATGCGTGTTTTGAGTTCCTCAACTGATTCCTCCAAAGCAGTCAATCTATCTTCAACAGATTTTTCAACTTCTTCCTTTGGTTCTTCAGCAGGTTTTTCTTCAACTACTTCTTCAACTACTTCTTCCTTAACCTCTTCTGGAGCAGGTTCTTCAGCGAATTGAAGTTTTAAAATATCACGCAACTTTAAAACTATTTCTTTTGCTGTCATATCTTGTGTAAATTTATTTTCAATATATTATATAAGAAAAGTCTATTTTATACAAATTTTTGGGAATTATTTTTTTCGTAAACTTGCGATAAATGCTTTTGCTTCGGCGAAACGCTCTTTTTGATGCTTACAATTATAGTTTTCCCATAAAGCATCATTAGGGATTTTATAAGATTCTGAGTGATATAAGTCGGGTTGCATTGAAGTAGCTAGCACTGGGATATTTTTATATGCTAACAAGTAAGTTAAACACTTTTCATCACAATGAGGACAAAACTTAAAGCCTTCTTTCAATTCATGTAAATCACAATGAGGTGGAATCAAAACACCTGGACCAGACATTACATAAAAATGATAACGGCCTCGCATAGAACTTATATTATCTTTTCTTGTTGCTACCCTTCCCCAATTTGTACCAGGTTGTTCCAAAATAAAAGTCACATGAGCAGAGACACATTTACGATTTATTTGGTTAGTCTGTAGAAGTACTTTCAACCAATCTTCATGATATAACAAATCATCGTCTGCGATTGCTATATAACTATCTGGAAAGTCATAAATACCATTAAATTTCTTATGTGATAAAGTGTCTTCACAGAACCTAATCTCAACTAAGTTTGCGTTTCTTAATTCATCTGTAACCAACTCTTCATCTTGATAAGCAATATATACAACTATCTTATCAGGTTTTCTTGACTGCCTCTGTAAAGTCTTTATTGTTGGCATTATACGACTTATTCGCTGACCATAACTTGTCATTGAAACAATTACCTGCTCTTTTACATCTTCAAATGCTGGTAATGGGAAACGCTCTACTCTATTTTGGTACATTTTTCTTTTATTATTCATGATTTTAACATTTATTTAACTTTTTTAATCAAAGCATCCTTATATATAATATAAGGATGGATTAATTAAAATTTTTGTTCACTTAATGCGAAATTTTAAACATTAACCAAATTTGAATTTAATTTCACTTCCATCAATATCTATATTTTGTGATTCTTGAAAGTCTTCATTCCAATTATATTTCTCTTTTAAAAGATGTTTAGCAAAATCAGCTTTAATGGTGCCCGCTAAGACCTTTTTAATTATTCTCTGTTCAATTAGATTATCAATATTTGGGTCATGAGCCTCAACAGTATCTAAAAAGGACATTGTAGGGTCTATTGACTCATCTTCATATATGTCTAAAAGTGAAACGCAATCTTTATTCAAAATAAGATATTCAAAGCACCAT